AATCCCGGTGGCGCGACCGCGTCGAGCATCGTCCTGGTGCTCCGCGAAAGAGCAGCCTCGGGGGTAGCTCCCGCCCCCGGGGCTTGCTTTCTCCTATTCTCACAATCCGTACCCTTCCTTTAAGAACCGAAGTGCCTTTCCCCGAAGGAGATTTTCCGTGTGTAGTTCGAAGCCGAAGAAGCCCGCCATCACCCCGCCGCGGCCCGCCGATCCTCCCGCAGAATTGCTTCTCGACGAAGCAGGTTCAGCGCGTAGGGCGAAGCGAACGCGCGCGGGCGCCCTCAAGTCAGGCCGCCGCGGTCTGCGCATCGACGTGTCAACCCCCGCTGCCGGCGGCAGTGGCCTCGCAATCTAAGAGGTTCCCATGGCCGGCTCCTCAGAAGACCGTTACCACCAGCTCACAGCGAAACGCCAGTTCTACCTCGACGAGGCCGAACAGTCAGCGCTGCTGACGATCCCGCACATCTGCCCCGACAACACCGACGTGCTCAACCGACAGAACGAGCCCGTCATCCTGCCAAAGCCGTACCAATCTCTTGGCGCCAGGGGCGTGCGCAACCTGACCTCGAAGCTCGTACAAGCGCTGCTTCCCGTGACCGGGTCGTTCTACCGCTGGCAGATCAACGCCGAAATCCTTGCGGAGATCGACGAGGCCGAGGATGCGACCGAAGAGAGGGACGTCAAGACGCAGCTCCAGAAAAAGCTCGCAGCCCGTGAACGCGCCGGCATGCGAGAGATCGAAGTCCAAGGCATCCGCGCCAAGGCTGACCAGGGAATACGCCAGATCATTGTGAACGGCAACTCCCTCCTGTACCTCCCGCCGTCCGGCGGTATGAGGGTCTTCCACCTGAATTCGTACGTGACTCGCCGAGACTTCATGGGCGACCTGGTTGAACTCGTCGTTGCTGAAGTGCTCGACCGCAAGACCGCGCCTGCGAATATCCAGGCGATCATCGCAGCAGAGGACGCTCCGACCGGGAAACCCGAAGAAGAAGAAGATAGGGGCCGTGTCCCCGACAAGGCTGTCCACGTCTTCACTCACGTGGTACGTACGACCAAAAACAGCTACAAGGTTCGCCAGGAAGCTCTTGGAAAAATCGTCGAAGGCTCAAAGCACACGTTCTCGGCTGATGACCTACCGTGGCTCGCGCTGCGGTTCGTCGCCATCGACGGCGAGGACTACGGCCGTGGGTACGTCGAAGAGTTTCGTGGATCGCTGACCGTTCTCGAGGATCTCACCAAGGCACTCAAGATCGCTGCGCTCAACGCCGCGAAGGTCACGCCCGTGATCAACCCGAACTCCACCATCACTCCCCGGAAGTTCCTCAAGGCGAAGAACGGCGAGCCGCTTGTCGGTCTGCCTGACGACGTCCTGATGCTCCAACAGAACAAGCAAGCGGACATGGCGGTGGCGAAGGCGGAGAGAGACTCGCTGACTCAGGAGCTGGCCGCGGCGTTCCTCATGAACTCGTCGTTCCAGCGAGACGCTGAGCGTGTCACCGCAGAAGAGATCCGTCTCCTCGCGGAGGAGCTTGAGCAATCCCTCGGCGGCGTGTACTCCATGCTGACGTTGGACTTCCAGCTGAAGCTCGCGCTCCGCGTCGACAACACTCTGGTGAAGCGCGGCGCACTGCCGCCGCTTCCCAAGGACTCCGTCCAACCCACCATCGTCACCGGCCTTGCAGCTATCGGGCGCGGCCAGGATCTCCAGCGTTTGCAGGAGGGCCTCGGTCTTGTCGCCGGCATGGCAGAGGTGGTACCCGAGCTGCCCGCGCGCCTCGATGCCGACAACCTCTTGGAGAGGATCTTCATCGGCGTGGGAGTGGACACCGACGGGCTGTTCAAGTCCGACGATCAGATGGCAGAAGAGAAGCAGACGGCCCAGAACACCGCCTTGATGGCGAAGGGTCTAGAAGGCGCCGCTCCCGCAGCTGGGAAGGCGATGGTAGAAATGCAACAGGCACCGGGTGGGGCAGCCGCTCCGCCCACACAGCAGTAAAGCCATACAGTCAAGGAGGACTATTTTTATGGCCAAAGCAAAAGAAGAGGCGGCGTCGTCCGTCCCCACTACCCCCGCAGTACCTGCACCCGAACCGGCAGGGACCACTCTAGGTGGTAAGCCGGAGCCCAAGGAGAAGAAGCAGAAGACTGTCGATGTACGTGGCCGTGTGTTTGACGTGGTCAAGACGACCCGTGATCGTATCACTGGCGTCATCTATGACCACTACAAAGTGGTTCGCAATGTCACTGACGGCAAGACCAACAAGAAGGTTGACGTCGAGCTTTTCAAACGAGAGCGTCGTCCCGGCACTGGCATCATGAAACCCAAACGGTTCGAAGTGATCGAAGAAGAAGTCGAGGAGTAACCAATGGGAAAAGCGACTACCTTCGAGGTTGACCCCGACGCAGCGGCTGCCGCCCAAGCGGGCAAGCAGCCGTACTACCCGGAAACAGGCGAAGTTGTCACTGACCCGCCTCCCGAGCCCATCCATGACCCTGACGCGGAGACCACCGATCCAAAAGTAGGTGAGCCCGAAGTCACGGCCGACGATGGAAAGGAAGGTGGAGACGACAAGGCACCCGCCACCGACAAGGCGCCCGACCCGGCGCCGGAGATCGACGAGGACGGGGACTTCCCGTTCCAGACGTGGATGTCTGAGTACGAGGAAACGGGGGAACTCTCCCCGGAGTCCACTCAGGTAGCCATCGACAAGATCTTCCATCCCGATCTCGATCCAGATATGAAACGTCAACTTATGACCCAGTATCTGGGTGGGATTGATGCAGGCAGGGGCATGGCCCATCTGCAAGCATGGGATACCGTTGGTGGGAAAGAGTCCTTCGATTCAATCATCGAATGGGCTCGTCTTCCTGACAGCGTGCCCGAAGCCGAGCGCGCCGTGTTCAACCAGCAGTTGTCCGGCTCCCCCGCGGAGCAGAAGCTCGCACTCGAAGGCTTGCAAACCCGTTACTCGCAGGCCAAAGGTCTGGCACAAGGGGAGAAAACTCCCGATGAGCCCGACTTCACGCACGAAGGAGCGCCAACATCTGGCGTTCCTCAGATTCGTTCACGACAGGAGTTGGCGAAGATCGTCGGCTCCGACAAGTACAAGACAGACTCTGTTTACCGGGCAGGAGTTGATGCTCAGGTGGCCAGGTCTATCAAAGACCCCAACTACCGCACCAGTTAACACGCGGTAGCACAGACCCCAACACCCCAAGGAGACCACACCCGTGGCTGACTTCACTCCCTCAAGAATTGGTCAAGTAAACGAAGCGGGCGATGCCAAGGCTATCTTCCTCGAAGTATTCAGTGGAATGGTCCTGGAAGCGTTCGACACCAACCAGGTGACTGACACACGTGTCACCAAGCGTAACATCAAGAGCGGAAAGTCCGCGCAGTTCCCCCTGATCTGGAAAGCCAACGCGCTCTACCACACGGCTGGCGAAGAGCTGGACGGCCAGAAGATTTCTCACGCGAAGAAGACGATCAGCATCGAAGAGCTTCTCGTGGCCGACGTGTTCGTGGACGTCCTCGACGAAGCCATGAACCATTACGAGGTTCGCGCCGAGTATTCGCATCAGCTGGGCGAGGCTCTGGGTAACGCGTACGACTCCAACAACTTCCGTTGCATCTGGGCTGGCGGCGCTGCGTCCCATCCCATCACCGAAGCACAGGCTGCGCCCGACTCCAACGGCGAAGTGATCAGTGCGGCGAACATGACCACGTCGGCGACGGCGATCAAGGCTGCCATCTACGACGGCGCGATGACTCTGGACCAGAAAAACGTTCCTGATTCGGATCGCTACTGCGCACTGCCGCCCCTCGGCTGGTACCTCCTGCTCGAAGACGGCGAGTTCATCCACCGCGACTACGCGGGTGAGGGCTCGCAGGCTCGGGCGAAGATGCCGTTCGCTGCGGACCTTCAGATCCTGAAGACGAACAACATCCCGACCACGGACGAGTCCACCTCGGTACCGGAGGATGTCCCGTCGGCCCTCCAGCTTGACTTCACCGGTTATGCTGGCGCGATCTGGCACAAGGGCGCCGTGGGCGTTGTCAAACTTCTCGATCTCAAGACCGAGGAAGAGTACAGCGTCCGTCACCAGGGCTCTCTGCTTGTCGCGAAGTATGCGATCGGGCAGTCCTACCTGCGCACCGAGTGCAGTGTTGTTCTGGACGACTCCAGTCTCTAGTCCAAGTTCAAGTTCCACCATGGGGGTGGCCTTCGGGTCACCCCCTTTTTTCTTTTTGCGAGGTGCGTTGTGTCTGTCCTCCCCACCCCTTCACCGACTTCAGAGTTGGAGGCCGTGAACACCATCCTGTCGTCAATCGGCGAACGTCCGGTGGCATCGCTGGAAGACTCCACCCGCCTCGACGTTGTGCATGCCATCAAAGCCCTGACCGAAACCAGCAAGCTCGTACAGATTCGTGGCTGGTGGTACAACACCGAAGAAGAGGTCTCCATCTCTCCCACCATCGACGACGAAATTATCATTCCCGGAAACGTGCGCAAGATTGACCTGACCGACAAGAACACCACCAAGAAGTACGTCTTCCGCGGCAGCAAATTGTATGACCTGGAAACCCGCTCGTACGACGTGTTCACTGAGTCCGTCGAAGTCGACTGGATCATCGAACTCCCGTTTGACGAGCTGCCCGAGACCGCGCGGCTCTACATCATGCTGAGGGCCGGCGTTGTTTTCCAGCAACGAGCCCTTGGCTCCGTTACACTTTTCCAATTCACTGAAGAGGACGCGGCGAAAGCGTGGGCGCTCCTTCTCGAAGAGGAGCTTGAGCAGATCGACAAGACCCTTCTCCAAACCGACGGCATCTACCGCTCAATCGTAGCTCACTGGAGGTAAGCGCCATGGCGCAGCAAGACGGCCTGGTATCGCGAACCTACGGCTCCCTTGTCAATGGAGTGAGTCAACAGCCCGCGATCATCCGCCTGCCCGAGCAGGGCCAAGCACAGCAGAACATGATTTCCAAGGTGGTCAGCGGTGTTTCCCGGCGCCCGCCCTCGGAGCACATCTCCAAGCTTCAAGCAACTGGCAAGCCTGCCGGCAGCTACTTCATTCACACCATCGCGCGCGATGAAGACGAGCAGTACATCGTCATCATTGAAGACGGAGACCTTCGCGTATTCGACTTGGATGGGAACGAAGCTGACGTCACTTTCACTGATGGCAAAGGGTACCTTGACTTCGACGCTGGCTCAGAGAGCGCAGAGAACCTCTTCTCCGCCGTGTCGGTGGCAGACTACACCTTCATCGTCAACAAGACGGTGACCGTAGCGATGAGTGGGAGTCCCGCGGCCTCCAGGAAACATGAGATGTTCTTGTATCTCAAGGAAGGAGCTGGACAGTACCCACTGTGGACAGCAGACTTTGGAGGAACCTCAGTCTCCAAACAAACTGGCGGCGGTGGTTCTGGAGAACTGATTGACGACTTGATTCATCACCTTGAGCCTGGAGGTGCCGACCCCCCGACCGGCCTACCGCTTTTCACCACAGCAAACTTCGCCAATTGGGATTTCACCTTCTTTCCACAAGCTGTCATCTACGGAGAACAGTCCCGAAACACTGGCTCCCCGGAAGACGTTGAAGTGGAAAACAACTGGTCCGAAAGCATCCAGTCGTTTGCTATCAAAAAGATGCAAGACTTCGAAGACCTTCCCCGTAAATGTGCCGACGGCTACCTCATCGAGATCACTGGCTCGGGGGGAGACGAAGGCGACAACTACTGGGTGAAGTACAACGCCGACGAAGACTCCTGGGTGGAAACGCGCAAGGACGGCCTCGACAACGCGTTCAACGCAGCGACCATGCCGCACACCTTGGTACGCACAAGCATTTCTCCTCTTGAATTTACCTTTGAACGTGCCACTTGGGACGAGCGCCTGAAGGGTGATGAAGAGACCGCCGGCCAGCCGACCTTCGTTGGCAATACCGTCTCGGATGTGGTCTTCCACAAGAACCGCTTCTGTATCCTCTCCGACGAGAACATCGTACTCTCGGAGGCTGGGTCGTTCTTCAACTTCTGGCCCAGCACCGTGGTCACCCTGGTAGACTCTGACCCCATTGACGCTGCCAGCACCAACAACCGTGTGGCCCTCCTCGACTACGCCGTTCCCTTTGACGGGGCGCTCACGTTGTTCTCAGCTCGTGGTGGCATCCAGAACCAGCTGACTGGCGGAGACACCCTCGCCGCGAAGAACGCTGAGGTGACGCAAGTCGGCGCGTGGTCGTCATCGCTCAAGGCTCGCCCGTTGAATGTGGGGAAGGTGATCTACTTCCTCGTGGATCGCGACACCGCCACCGGAGTCATGGAGTACAACGCTACCGACGACCTCGGCGCTGACGCAGACGACATCACCTCCCACGTCCCCACGTACATCCCTGGGAACGTCCGGCTATTCGCTGCGTCCATCACTGAGAACATGCTGGCGTTGGTATCGGACGACGAGCCGATGTCGATCTTCGTCTACTCCTTCTTCTTCGACCAGGGCAGCAAGGTTCAAGCCTCGTGGTCGAAGTGGTCCTTCGGCGACAGCGACGAAATCATCGGGCTGTCGTTCATCCAGTCTACACTCAACCTGCTGGTCGAGCGCGACGAAGACGGCATCGGCGGCAGAAGCATTCACCTGGAGAAGATCGACCTCCGCACATTGACTGACGGCGGGTTCGACTACCGCATCCACCTCGACTCTCTAATAGAGGCCACCGGCGTCTACGCCGCTGGCACCGACCTCACGACGTGGACCCTTCCCTACGAACAAGACAGCGAAGGTGGCGAATACCTGGTGATCCAGTCGCACGCCAGCTGGGGCAACTCCATGGGTCGCGCCGTACCTGAGACCGATACGTCTGTTGACGGAGTGATCACAGTGTCGGGTGACTTGTCGGCCTACTCCTGCCACATCGGGCGGGTATACGAGCACGAGTACGTGTTCACCGAAGCTGTCATCTCCCTGGCGAAGGGCACCGAACAAAGCCCCGACCCCATCACCCAGGGCCGCCTTCAGGTCCGCCGGTGGAAAATCCTGTTCGAAGACTGCGGTGCGTTCTCGGCATTCGTGACGCCCAACGAAGACTCTGACGAGTACGAGTATCCCTTCTCTGGGGTGATCGTCGGAGCAAGTATCATCGGACCGCCCACGCCTCAGTCGGGGGAACACGAGTTCGAGGTAGGAGGCCAGAGCACCCATGTCACAGTCAGACTCTCAAGTTCGTCCTTCCTTCCGTTCACGATGGTTGGCGCGGAGTGGGAAGGTTTTTACGTGGGGCGGTCGCAGCGTGTCTAATCGCGGCTGGATTCAGCCAGCGCAGAAGGGCGACATCGAGACCATGGTACTCCAGGGGTTCCGCCAGACGGACATCGACGAGTGCGCGGCGACCAACGGATGGACGCCGGACATGGGAATGGCGTACGCCCTGGAGATCGCTCCCACGGACACCTTCACCATCGTGGCCGAGGGCATCCCGGTCGGAATGTTTGGTGCCGTCGCGTGGAACGAGATGCCAGGTTGGGGTATCGCGTGGCTGCTCTGCACCGAAAACTTCGACCTGGTCAAAGAGGACTTCAAGCGGCAGAGCCCGCTGTGGTTCGACCTACTCAACAGAATCTACCCCATCCTCACCAACTGGGTGGACGATCGCAACGAAACAACGAAGCGTTGGCTAAAGCACGTCGGCTGCAAGCTCGTCGAAAAGGAGCTGTACGGCGACGCCCAGCTCCCGTTCTGGCGCTTCGAAAGGAGACTTTGATATGTGCCTTCCCCTACTCGCAGCCCTTCCTGGAATCCTGGCCGGGGCGCTTGGTGGTGGTGGAGCAGCCACTGCTGCAACCACAGCTGCCGTTGCTCCCGCCGTGGGAGCAGCTGTCACTGGCGGAACCACGGCTGGTGTGACCGGCGGAATCACCGCGGGCTCCCTCGTTGGAGGGACTGGTTCGCTGCTTGGAGCAGGGACTGGAGCTTCCACCGCAGCAACCACCGGCGGAATCGCAGCCGGCTCTGTCGTTCCCACCACTGGAATCGTTGGGGCCACCGCCCCGACTTCGATTGGCGTAGGCACGGTCGGAACGGCCGCAGCTGCTCCCAGCGGACTGGGCACCGGATTCCTTGGCACCGGCATGACCGCCACTGAGGCCCTCCTCGGCAGCGGCGTCGGAGAGATCACCGCGAACCTCACAACGTACGCAGGAATTGGAGCGAAGATCGCCGAGGGTGAAGAGCGGAAGAAGGCGAACAAGGCCATCGAGAAGACCGCGAGAGCCCAGGCCAGCCAAGAGAAGCTTGCCATTGGGCAGAAGCGCGCACAGGAGCGTGACATCGCCGCTCAGGAACTCGTCGACATCAAGATCGAGGAAGCCCGCGCACGTGGCGAGGTTGGAGCTACCGCTCTACCCAGCGCCAGCAGGGCGGCCCTCGGACGCAACATCGGCCGACAGGCGGGTCGCGCGTCTAGCCGAGCCAGGCGCAGCCAACGGAATCGCGAGGCAGGCGCCGCAACAGCAGAGCGTGCCAGCACCCTCAATCTGGGCTCGAAGCTCAGTACAATCCGAAGTGGCACTGCGGGCACCGCCCTTGGTGTCGGCTCCCTCATCGCCGGTGGCCTGCTTCGCTCTGCTGCTTAGGAGACCCCATGGCCGATACGTCACGCGCCGCCACTCGCATCCCCAGCTTCTTCTTCGCGCAGCCGCGGGGTGACTCCAGCGTTTCAAGTGGGCTCAGCGAACTCGCCAACGTGTTGAACCCTGAAGGGCGCGGTCCCGTTGCGGCGTTCATCAGGAAGCGCGAGGAGAAAGCAGAACTCGCAGTCGACGCAGCGTTCGTGCGAGATGCCGCCCTCAACGAGAAGAAGTTCTTCGAGGAGAACCCCCACCTGACGGGCTTGGGCGACTTCGTCCCTGCCCTCATCCAGAATCGCCATGGAACAGCTGACGCCAACCGGCTGGGCGCCGAGCTGAAATCCCGGCGAGACTCTGACCCCGAGAAGTACGCCGACATCGACGAATCGAACCGGCTCGTCGAGGGCGCCATTCGTGCGTACGGCGAGGCCAACGTTGGCAACGACGAGCGCGTCTCCGCCTTCAGCCAAGCCTTCGAGCCCCACCGCGCGCGACTCATGAACGCGTCAGCCGTGGACCAGGCATCCAAGGTCCAGCGGGACGCCAAGCTCGCCATCTCAAGTATGGTCAGCAGCTCGTGGGAAACCTACGTGGCCTATGATGGTGAGGGTGACCCCGCGGCATTCATCAACGACATCAAAGCCCAGCTCGTTATGGGAGACGTCATT